TAATTCAAGTTTGGAAACTGCCGTAAACTCATCGAGAGAGAACGGTACAACTTTTTATGAAACTACATTGAATGTTACATTAACAACTATTGATGTAGCAACTCAAGAGGAAATCAAATTATTAAATAGAGGTAGAGCCCACTATGTAGTAGAAGATTACAACGGTAACTATTTCTTAATCGGTAAAGAACACGGTGCTGAAATTACTGGTGGTACAATCGTAAGTGGTGCTGCTATGGGGGATTTAAGTGGGTTTACACTTGTAGCTACTGCTCAAGAAACTGCACCACCTTTCTTCGCAACTGCACCAGATGAAAGTGCAACAACGCCAATAGATCCTAACGCTTAATGGTTATTAGTTTGGTTTGATTAATTAAGGCTACTCTTTATGGGTAGCTTTTTTTTTCTTATCTATACAAAAAACAAAAATGTATTGATATATTAGTATGAAGATAGTAACACCAACTGGAGATAATATACTTTATGTTATACCTAGAACTTTTGTTCAAGCATCGGTAGATATAATTGTAACTAACGAAACTACCAATACTCAAGTATCGTCAAGTATAGATACAACTATTAGTGGTAATTATATTACTTTTAGATTAACTGATATTGGAGCAGTTGTACTAGAAAACAATTATGGCACGATAGAACTAAAATATAATTCAGAAACAATATACAAGGATAAGTTTTTTGTTACTTCACAGAGTATAGATCAAACTAACAACGAATATTTTAACGGTAACTTAAACCAATATACAACCGAAGATAGTTACGATAACGATTACATTATAATATGAACGATTTAAGAATAGTAAACCTATCAACTTATACAAGTCCAGTAATTAGCGAAAAGACTAATCAAGATTTCGTTAGTTACGGAGAAGATAACAACTATTTTCAGTATTTGATAGATAGATACAATGGTAGTCCTACAAATAACGCTATTATCAACGGTGTTAGCGAAATGATTTACGGTAGAGGGTTAGATGCTACCAATTCAAATAAAAAGCCAGAGCAATACGCTCAAATGATTTCTTTATTTCATAAAGATTGCGTTAGAAAGTTATGTTTTGATTTAAAGTTAATGGGTGCTTGTGCTATGCAAGTTATATACTCTAAGGATAGGAGTAAGGTTGCACAAGTAGAGCATATGCCAGTAGAAACATTAAGGGCAGAAAAGTGCAACGATAAAGGCGAAATAGAAGCGTATTACTATCATCCAGATTGGGCAAATTATAAACGTAACGATGTACTAACTAGAATACCAGTATTTGGTACGAGTAAAGAAAGCATAGAAATAATATATGTAAAGCCTTATCGTGCTGGTTACAAGTATTATTCAAGTGTAGATTATCAAGGTGGTTTACAATATGCAGAGTTAGAAGAAGAGATATCTAACTACCACTTAAACAACATTATGAACGGATTAGCACCAAGTATGTTAATCAACTTTAATAATGGTACACCAAATCCAGAGGAAAGACAAATGATAGAACAAAGAATCTATCAAAAGTTTAGTGGTAGTAGTAACGCTGGTAAGTTTATCCTAGCATTTAACGATAATTCAGAAAGTGCTGCAAGTATAGAGCCAGTTCAGTTAAGCGAAGCACACCAACAATACCAATTCTTATCGGATGAGAGTTCTAAGAAGATAATGGTAGCACATAGGGTAGTAAGTCCTATGTTATTAGGTATAAAAGACAATACTGGTTTAGGTAACAATGCAGACGAGTTAAAGACTGCTAGTATATTGATGGATAATATGGTTATAAGACCGTTTCAGACGCTTTTAATAGATGCGTTTGACCAAATACTAGCTTATAACACAATAAGCCTTAATTTGTACTTTAAAACGCTTCAGCCTTTAGAATTTACAGACTTAGAAAACGTAGAGGATGAAGAAACTAAGGAAGAAGAAACTGGAGTAAAGTTATCTAATGAGCCAGAGGGATTTGATGATGATGAGATGCTAAACATATTAGAGGGAGAGCCAATAAGTGAAGAATGGGAACTTGTAGAAAAAAGGGAATATTCAGAAGATAACGAAAGTGTAGAGGATTGGGCAAATAGATTAATAAAGGAAAAGAAAAATAGCTTAGAAAAATTAGCAGATTTTATAAAGTCTAAACCTAGTGCTAAAAGTAGCTTGGATAAATCTTTTTATAAGGTACGTTATGAGTATGCAGAAAAGTATAGTAGTGGTAATTCTAGGAAGTTCTGCAAGAGTATGATGAGTAGAACTGGCAGAGGTGTTGTTTATCGTAAGGAAGATATAGACCAAGCTAGTTTTCAAGGTGTAAATAAATCATTCGGGCATAAAGGACAAAACTATTCGCTTTTTAAATTTAAAGGTGGGGTTAATTGTGGGCATTTTTGGAATGAAAACCTTTACAGATTGAAGAAGAAAACCGATGGTACTTATAGAGAAGATAAATCATTAGCAAGTAGCGAAGAAGTAAACAAGATACCTAAAAGCTACATACCTAAAGGAGATGAATATAATAAGTCTAGGATAGCACCAAAGGATATGCCAAATAACGGACACCACCCAAATTACAAAGGATAAGATATGGCTACTGCATTATTTATAAAAAGAGAGGATATAGTAAGAAATTCTATCATTGATGGCAATGTAGATATAGATAAGTATATACAATTTATTAAGATCGCTCAAGAAATCCACGTTAGAAACTATTTAGGTACGGACTTATACAACAGAATAAGCGATGATATTATAAATGGTACTTTAACTGGCGATTATTTAACATTGGTAAACACTTATATACAACCTATGTTAATACATTATGCGATGATGGACTATTTGCCTTTCGCTGCGTATCAAGTAAAGAACGGTGGGGTATTTAAGCATACTAGCGAGAATGCACAGAACGTAGATAAAAACGAAGTAGATTATTTAGTAGCAAAAGAAAGAGAATTTGCAAACTATTACGCAACTAGGTTTGTAGATTATATTTGTTTTAACGATAATTTATTTCCAGAGTATAATTCAAATAGTAACGATGACATTAACCCAGACCAAGATACAACGTTCAACGGATGGGTTTTATAAACCTAAAACTAAGAACGTAGTTAAATTAAAAAAATATCTAAAAGTAAATAATGAATCCAACGGTAGCTTTAATTCCTAGTGCATATAAAAGTGGTTTAGTATATTCTATATTACCAGCAAGTGGTCGTGGGGATTTTCAATTTAACAGACCTAGTTCAGCAACTAGAGTAAACAAAGATGGTTTAGTAGAAGAAATGCCTACTACTTTAGGTAGTGAAATAATTGGTAATTTAGATTTTAGTTCAGACACTTGGTGGATTAAATCGCCAGGTTGGACTATAAGTGGTGGAACTGCAAATAATGATGGCACATCTACTGGTAATTTATATAAATTAAATATTTTAACTGAGGATTCTACTTATAAAATAGACATTGAAGTTACAGTATATAATGTTGGTAGTCTTGTAATTTACGCTGGACTTAATACTCCAGTAATAAATGTTCCAGATGCAGTAGGTACTTATAGTTTTGAAAGAACTTGTGGCTCACAAGAATCATTTTACATACAAGCTCAAAATGGATGGAATGGCTCAATAGACAATGTATCTGTTAAAGAAGTAGTATCAAACGTACCTAGACTAGATTACACAAACGGAAATTGTCCACAACTACTTTTAGAGCCACAATCAACTAACTTAGCTTTATATAGTGGAGATTTAACAAATGCAGAATGGCAATTATTTGGTAATGTAGTAGTTGCTGGTGGTTATATAGCACCCGATGGCACAAATTCAGCAGTAAAAGTATCTTGTGATAATATTGTAACGGATAGTGTTCTTATACAACAATCAATAGGTAATTCAACTAGGAGTAGAACAATATATGCTAGAACGGTAAAAACTGGAACTACTGGTATTGCTAATTTATGTTCGTATTATGGTAATAATAATAACGAATTTACTATAACAGACCAATGGCAAAGATTTGAAGTAAACGGAACATCAACTACTGCTGGGCAAAGTGATTTCTATGCAATAGATTTTAGAGGTACTACTGATTTAGATGAAATATTATTATGGGGTGGACAGATAGAAGAACTACCTTATAGCACAAGTTATATTCCTACTGAATCAACAACCGTAACACGAAGTAGAGATTTAATGACTGATTCAATGCAAGGTAGACCAGAAATAACTTCAGACGATTGGACTTTATTCTTAGACTTTAATAAATCGGATTTAGGTAGTGATAACTGCGTAAGTATAAACGATGGTACTAACGATAATAGTATTGTGATCAATAATAGGGCAGATGATGAGTTAGCATTTATTATTAATCAAGGTGGTACGGTACTTAGTTCTTATATTTATGATATAACTGCAATAGACGATTTAAAAGTATCTTTTAGTTCTATTGATACTGGTGCTAGTATGGTTGTAAATGGAGTAGAAATAGATAGGTTAGACGATGGTAGATTTGATGCTAGTAGTTTAATTCAAATAGATTTTACAGAATACGGTACAACGAATGAGTTTGCTGGTAGGGTAAATGACTTTAGATATTATAACGTAGCATTATCGTTAAACGAAAGAATAGCATTAACACAATGATAAAAATAGGTAAATACGAGTTTAACGACGAAGCACAAGCCACAAGTAAAATAGATGCTTTAGGAGATAATAGGCATACGTTTTCTATACTAGGGCATATTGAGATAGTAAAAGGCGAATGGGATGAAGATGGTAATGTAATAGTAGAGCCAGTATATAGCGATAAGTTTCACGTTGATGTATTATGGCAAGACATAGATTCTAATCCATATGGCTGGGCAACGTATGAAATAGACTTAGATAACGATGGTGTGCATAGTTTTTTTGGTGTTAATTATTTAGAAAATAAGATATAATGGCAGATAATACAATAGGCTGGGGGCAAGGCTCGGTAAACAACACAAACGATTGGGGTAAAGGTAAAGCAAATAGTACTAACGATTGGGGAAGCATATATGCGAATAGTCCAAGTGGAGACACTAACATAGAGGGTGGAAGTGCTGGAACAGATTTTACAACTAATCTAGTAGCTTCATATAATTTTGATACAAACTTTGCAGACTATACTGGTAATAATGATTTAACTGCGTCTGGCACTACATCAGCAGGTGTAACTGGTGGTAAAGTTTCAGATTGTTCTGATTTTCCAGGGGGAGTAAATTATGCTAGTTCACTTGGTTCTAATGATTTTACTTTTACGGATGGGGTAACTGATCTTCCTTTTAGTATTTCTTTTTGGGTTAATTTTGATTCTATTTTAGATAGATCAAGTATCATAATGAATAGGTTTACATCATCTTCTAATGGTGGATGGCAAATAGACTGGAATACAACTAATCAAATAAGATTTATTCTAGGTGATTATCTTGGAATAACTAATAGAATAACAGCTACATTTCCGCTAACTCCAATTACTGGAAATTGGTATCACGTGGCAGTTTCTTATGATGGATCTTCTAGTATAACCGGAATACAACTTTATTTAAATGGATTATCTCAAACAATAACAGATGAAAGTGCTGGCTCTTATACTAAACAACCTAATATAGTTACAAATATTGTATTAGGAACTGAAAGTTTCGATATAGGAGATAGTTCATTAGATGGCAAATTAGATGAATTCCACATATGGAAAAACAGAGAACTTTCAGCTAGTGAAGTATTAGAAATATATAACATAGAAAATAGTGGTACGAGTATTTTGCCTTAACATATTATTACTAATAGGTTTTAATCTATACTCACAAGATAGGTTAGCATTGTCTATACAACAAGATTTAAAACTAGCAGTTGTAGGCGATGAAAAGCGTGGTTATGATGCTTTTACTACTGATGCTTTAATACGCTTGGAAATGCACGGTAAACCTAATCATATAGGTTATGTAGTGGTGTTTCCAGAATACGAGTTTGCAGATATAGACGGTAAGTATCATAGATATAGTTTTAACGCTGGATATGTGTTTATATTTCGTAAGGTGCATATAGGATTGAATGGTAGTTATGGTTTTATTGATAGATACAAAGTAAATACAAGAAGTGGTGGATTTAGTGTATCTTTAAAGTACCCTATAACAAATGGAATAAAATTAGTAACAACATCGCAGTTTGTAGATAGAACAGATTTAAAATGGTTATGGGGTGTTGATGAAATAAGATTTAGTGGATTTATAGGACTAGAAATAAAGATAATATGATTAAACTACTTCCGTTCTTATTGATTCAGTTGCAGAGCGATTGGAATGCTACTAGCATACTAGAAAATATGGATAGAAGCTGGTCGATAGGTAATGGTTGTTTAGAAGCTAATTATAAGGTTATAGATGTAGATGGTAACCTAGAACTAAACGGTAATACTTTAGAGGTATTAGATGCCACTATAAAAGTGTACGGTTGTGTAACGAATTATGGAGAGTATGTAGATGTTTTAGATTCTGAGTATATTATATATAAATGTGAAAGTTCAGATATTATAGAATACCAACAATTAAGCATACCAGAAGTAGAAGAAGAAAAAGTAAGATTGTACCCAAATCCTACCAATGAATTTTTAAATATAGAAATAACAAGTTTAGATTGCTATGAAGTTTATAACGTAAGTGGAGAATTTATAAAAAAAGGAGATACTAAAAGAGTAGATGTTAGAAATCTAAAACAAGGTATTTACTTTATTGTTGTTCACTACGATTATAAAAAACAAGCATTAAAATTTATTAAAAACTAATTAAGAAATGATAGGATTATTATATGAATTTTGCACTAAGTGTGATAAGGCTGGTGTAGTACCAGCAGAAAAAGAAATAGACCTTTTTTTGAGAATGGTAAAAAGAAAGGATTTAAGAAAAGATTTTATTAATTTTTGTTTTTATAATTGGGAAACCAGATACGAAACATTAGAAAACAAAATATGAGCATTGAAGATTTGAAATTAGGAATATTTAACGCATTAACGTTTGTTATTAGCTTTACGCATATAGAGAATAGCCTTAAAATATTATTGTTATTGGTATCTATTATTTATACCGTTATCAAGATATATGAAACCTATAAAAAGAATGACAAGAAACTTTAAAAAAAGTGAGTTTGATTGTAGGTGTGGTTGTACTATGCCTGGCGATGTTTACGAGAACGTAAAAAAGGTAGCTAATCAACTACAAGTAGTAAGGGATTACGTTGGTGTGCCAGTAAGAATAAATAGTGCTTATAGGTGTATAAACCATAACCGTAGTATAGGCTCAAAAGATACTTCGCAACACGTTCTAGGAAAGGCAGTAGATATAACAATAGATACTTTTAACGCAGAACAGACCTATAAAATAATTATAAACCTATTAAACAACCCAGTACTACAAGGTGTAAACTTCAATGGTATTGGTAGGTATAATACTTTTGTGCATTTAGATATAA